TGCGGCTTTGGTTGTGATGAGTGGAAACATCACATTTGCTTTATTAAATTGTACGATAGCATCGGCAATTACTGTACCGAGACCACCAACAGCTACTCCTACATCAGTTACAGCCATGAGAGACTCCTATTATTTTTGTTCCGATTTCCATTTTTCATAGAGTTTCGGATCTTTCCAAGCCATTTGTTGAGGTGAATCATAACCATAAAAATCACCCTTCAATTTCTCGGAATTAGGTTTTGCATCTGTATAACCAGTCGGCTTTGATTCCAGATTGAAATAACCAACTTCATTATACGTATCAAGCATGGCGAGGTTGGATTGGATTTGATCCGGTGTCAGATCATCAGCAAGATTGAATCTATGCTTTACCTTTGCAACCTTTTCGAATATTTTATCGCCCTCTGCTACATTAAAAATTTCTTTGCTTGAGTTCCATTTCTCAAGATTCTTTTCGAACTTTTGCTTCTGCACATTCTCAAATTCGGTTTTGTACTTGCTCAACTCGCCAATCTGAGTAACACTTTGATTGAGCTTTTCATTCAACTGTTCAAGTTGAGTTTTCAACTCGGCATTATCAGCAACAGCATTGTTGTATTGGCTAACCTTTTCTTTGAATCTGCTGTAAGGTATTCCATCACCTGTGTTTTTCGACTCGGCTGTCTGGATCACAGTTTCTAACTCTGCGATCAATTCCGCATTCTCAACGCCATGCTTGGCTAATACTTCTTGAATCTTTGCCATTATCTTCTCCTCATTTTACCGACTTTAGTGTCGATCATTTTTAACATATTTATTTTTTCGTTCATCGAATTTTACATATCCCATTCTTAAAAGATTATTGATAGTTTCCCTCGTTAATTCGCGAGTTGATTTGAATAAACAATCATCAGTGAAGTCCGACTTAACTCTTCGGAAATTATCTATTGTATGAGTGACCTCATCTTTAGTAGCTCCAAGATTAACGATCTGCTGATAAACGAATTTCTCAATCGTTCTCATTTATAATTCCTATCGTTCTTAATTTTAACCAAGCATAACAATCAGCAAGAGATCCGCTAAATTCTAAAGTTCCAGAATCTTCATGTATAACACTAAATATTTTATTATCATCAGTATTAACATGAATTTTGAAGTCAAACATTACTGGATCATCCATTATTTCCCCACCATTTCATTGTAATATTTTTCAGTTATCAAAACAAATTCATGTCGGCAATTCCACCTTAAACCGAACTCACCTTCAAATTGATTTTTTTCTTCCTCTGTGAAATATGGAGCATTTGGATAATTCGATGAAGGATTGACACCTTGACCGATCAAACATTCTTCTCGTGTTTTTTCATCCGGCGGTGAACCGAAATATTCATAATAAATATTTCCACCTGCTTCTTTCAAGTGGTTGGCTGTCAAATCTGTTATCTTCTGCGATAATGTCGATCTGGATGTGTTTATATATGTTTTCGCATATTTGGCTAATTGTCCGGCTGATTGCTCAACTGCAATTATCGCCTCTTCTAAATTCGCACCACCCAAAACCAATGCTTGCAGATTAGTTTTCACAGCCTTAGCCACCTGTTCTTTGATCCCCAGTAATTCATCCACGTCTATTGCTTGTAAAAGAGCTAAATTCTCGGCATCAGCTTGTTTTAGAATCGCTTTCATGCTTTCCTGATTAATGCCGGAACATCACTTATAAATTTATCGACCAAATCATCATATCCAACATCTTCAATAAATTGTTTCAGCATATTCTGGAACTGCAAAACCTTTCCAAGATTTACTGTGCTTGGCAATAACTTGCCATCCTTCGTTTCAAGAGTATTTAAAAAGATTACGCACATCCTTTGAACCTTAGCACCGATCTTTTCAACTTCCTTTGCATAAGCATTGGCATTTTGCTCAAACTGTTTGATCGACTGTTTGCTCATTAATAGCCTCTAATATTCCTGCACCGATCTTGTATGATTTCTTTTCTTCCTGTAACTTTTTATAATGTTCTATCGCTTCATCTCTGCTAAGGTCAGGATTATCTTCCATAATGAAATCAATCTCATTAGCTGTACCATTTGCTAATCTCATCGCCCTGATCTGTTCCCTTTCCATTGGATTATCATCAAACTGCAATTCACCAAAGTCTATTTTAACATTAGCTCTTTCAAATGTTTTCGATGCATTATTTTGAGTGTATAAGGTAAGCATTAATTCGATTAGTTTCTTTAATTTCCTGCGATAGAAAGGTCTTTCATTGATTGTCTTTTTGATTATATCTTGCTTTGATAATTTTAATTGATAACCGGAATTGAAGGTTGTGTTTTCCCTGCGGTATGCGTCAGCAGATATTCCCACAGATTGAGCTACCCCGATTATAATATCCATGATCACATTCCAGACTGCTTCCAGTTTTGGATCAGGAGTTATATATTTTGCATCCGGAGTTTGAGTTGAGTTCATATCGAATGGCAATCTTAACGAATAGGAAGCACCAAAAGCCTTCACCTCTGGACTTGGATTGCCGATCTCAACTAAAGTGCTGAATGCTTGGAATGCCATGATATAGCGGTAATTTGTCAACTCACAATTAACAATTTCATTTGTCTCTACTACCGGATTTGTTTTATTGAACCAGAATGAGTTCACCTCAATATCATTTGTAAACCAGACCACCGGAATTACACCAAAGCGATTTGGTATTGATTCCCTTTCGTTCTGAATATTTCCCGAGCCATTATCAACATCCACGATTGATTGAGTATCTTTTGTCCATTTTATATAAGCACAAACTGAATCGAGATTTGTCGGACTGTTTTCTGTAATTCCTACCTGATAATATAACTCTGTAATCTGAGTCGGATTTTCCAGAGATTGAACAACAAAACAATTGTCAGCGGTGATTATATCAAGATCCACCTTACCATCACGCCAGACCGGAATCACACCGCATTTATCCGTAATGTTAACTAATAGGTTAACCTTATTCATAATTGCGTTAATATTAGCATCAAACATTATCTGATCAAAAGTCTCTTGTAATTTCTCCTGATCAATGGACAAATCCAATGCCTCTGAAAACATGATCGAAATATCATCATAGATGCGTTGAGTGAGCGGGTATGTATAAGCATATTTTTTAAACATATCCAAAGCAGTTCTTGGATATGCCCTTTCAATAGCTTTTTTTAAATAAATTAGTTGGTTATTTTCGTAATAGTCAATTCTTTTAGCGATGTTTCTGCGTCTTGCAATATCATCATTCCACTTTGCTTGCAACTTTTGTTTCTCTACTACATTCATTCTAAACCACCTCTGAATGCAGTTTTGCGAGATTGCGGCTCGTTATCGTTTTTACGAGTTTCGATCTCTGGTGTCAAAGCTGATTATTCAAAAAACTTTGTCAATGCTTTTATTTATCGCATCATGTTAAATTTATCTAATATTCTTAACATCATATCGCCATATCCATCCAATTTCTTCTTTCCACTATTGGATATAATCTGAATAATTTGTAACCAAATCCATCACTTATATGAGTCAATGATGCATTACTTTTATCAATTTCTCCGAATGTATCTAACCCGACCTGTTCCAGATCGCGAACTAAATATTTACACCTTTCATCTATAAACACATTCTTTTTATCGAAAGCATTATTGACACATGCCAATCTATCCCGAACTCTGGGATTCCTGATGCCAAGAATCTTTACTCCTGCCTTCTGTAATATTTGAAGATCGGAAACAGCAGCAGATGTTTTGCGACTCCTTCCGGTCATATCAGGACATGCTGTAATATACTTATCAGGATATTTTTCTAATAATAATTCAACCAATCGGAATGTGTTACTATTCCGGAGATACATTTCATCAAAGGTATATAATTTGCCATTCACCTGTTCAGA